AAAATATTAAAGTCAGCTATTTTAGTAGAAGCAACAACAGTAGGCATTGAAACAGGCGCTTTAAGGAACGCTATCTTGCCTTACCTTGAAGATGAGATGAGAACGGAAGGTCAATATTTAAGTATTGCAGAGCTTCGTCATGGTGGTAAGAAAAAGAACGACAGAATTACCTGGGCATTACAAGGAAGAATGGAACATGGACAAATAACTTTTAATCCAGACAAAGATTGGAAAGCATTTACTAATCAGATGATGGATTTTCCTAACAGACTCGCACATGACGATTTATTAGATGCTTTAGCCTACATTGATCAAGTAAGTGTTGCGGATTTCGCACACACAGTCGAGTTAGATGATGATTGGCAGCCTTCAGACCCAATTGCAGGATATTAATATGGAAGATTTTGATTTTGAAGATTTAAGTGATGAAGAATTAGACGAAATACTAATTTATTCTGAATCAGAGGACAACTTGGAGACAAGGTATGTCGTAGCCTGTCAAATAATAGCCAATATGGTTGAAGATTTGGAATTTGAGTCTTTTTCTAACCCCGATATGGTAGACATGACTATTTGTAAGATGTTAATTGATGGACACATTGAAATTGAACACGAGAAGCGTATTCTCCATTGATTGAACGATTGTTCTAACCGTACATACCCCCTTGCTTTAACTAAATCTCTTCCATATGAGCAAATATGGAGTCCTAAACACTACTATAAGGTATAATATAGCAAAACTTTTCTAAAGGATATTGTTGATGAACCCTTGTGTATAACAAAGAAAATAAATATCAAGCTTTAGCATCATGGCTCAATTATCGGCTAGATACTTGGCGCACTCACAGAGATACTAACTACGTAGAAACTTGGGATGAATACTATCGTCTGTGGAGAGGTATATGGGCAGCTAAAGACAGCACTAGGCAATCAGAAAAGTCAAGAATTATAGCGCCTGCTCTTCAGCAAGCTGTTGAGTCCTCTGTTGCCGAGTTGGAAGAAAGTACATTTGGAAGAGGTAAATGGTTTGACATTCAAGATGACATGCTTGATGAGGACCCAAGTGAAGCTGAATATATTCGCAACTTGTTAGCGGAAGATTTGGAAAAGACTGGTTGTAAAGATGCCATCTGTGAAATCTTTCTTAATGGTGCTATTTATGGTACTGGTATTGGAAAAATAGTTGTCGATCAAACGATTGAACGCTCCCCTTCTGAAGTGCCGATTCCTGGCACTCTAACCACCAAACGAGAACTCGTTGAATACCCTTCCATTGATGTGCGTATTGAACCAATTAGCCCTAAAGAATTTCTTATTGACCCTTCTGCAAACAATATTAATGATGCACTAGGCGTTGCACATGAGGTTATTAAGCCTAGATACCATGTTGTTGAAGGAATACGCTCTGGTATATACAGAGATGTTCCTATTGATGGTGATTACCAATCAGCTCGCTTTTCTTATGATCCAGAGACAGTAAGTTCTGATGAATCAGATCGCGTTAAGATTACAGAGTATTGGGGTAAAGTTCCAAAGCGCTATTTAAAGGCTAACGCTAATAAAGATGACTTTGAGTATAGCAAGTCTGATGAATTAGTTGAAGCTGTGGTGACTATAGCAAATGATGAATACATCCTAAGAGTAGAAGAGAACGCTTTTATGATGAAAGACCGCCCTTTTGTTTCATATCAGCATGACTGCGTACCAAATAAATTCTGGGGTAGAGGTGTTTGTGAAAAAGGCTATAACCCACAAAAAGCATTAGATGCAGAAATGAGAGCGAGGATTGATTCTTTAGCATTAACTACTACGCCAATGATGGCTGCTGATGCGACTCGTATACCGAGGGGTTCAAAATTTGAAGTGCGCCCAGGTAAAACAATTTTAACAAATGGTTCACCAAGAGAAGCAATTATGCCATTAGACATGGGGCAGACAGATCAAACTACATTTATGCAAGTTCAATCTTTGCAGAATATGATACAGCTTGGTACTGGAAGCGCTGATACTGGTGGTGCAGGTAATGATACTGCTAGTGGTATGTCTATGATGCAATCTGCTGCTATTAAAAGGCAGAAACGCACCTTGATGAACTTCCAAAATACATTTCTTATACCAATGATTAACAAGTCAATGTATAGAAAAATACAGTTTGATGTAGACCGCTATCCTGTTACTGATTATAAATTTGTGCCTTATTCTACAACAGGCATTATGGCTAAAGAGTTAGAGATGCAGCAGATGGTCCAGATGTTACAAGCTGTTCCAAAAGATTCTCCTGCGTTTAATGTTATTTTGTTAGCAACATTTCAAAATTCTTCTTTGCACAATAGAGATCAAATTGTTAATGCCCTTATGCAAGGTGATGAGCCTAATGAAGAAGAACAACAAATGCAAGAAACTCATATGCAGTTAGAAATGGCACAATTAGAAGCCAACATACAAAAAACTCAAGCTGAAGCACAAGAAGAACAAGCCAAAGCTATGAAATGGCAGTCAGAAGCTATGACAAATCAGCCTAATGAAATAGACTTCCAAGAAAAAATACTTAAACTTCAAAAAGATCAAATATCTATAGAGAAGATGGCTGCTGATATTGAGAATAAACGCAGTGAAACTGCTCGTAATATTCCAGAAGTAGATCATCTAAACTCTGAAACTTTGTTAAACCTAGCAAACGCTGAAGCTGCGGGTTCAAAAACAGTTATAAACGGAAATTTTCAATAAAACGATAACTATCTATGCCAAAAACAGATAGCCGTTTTCTTGAAGATAGATTAGCAATGATGGAGTCAGAAGGATGGCTTGATCTTATTGCTGATTTAAAAAACATACAGACTAATGTAGTAGATATCGACACAATGTCTGATGAAAAAAGCCTTTGGTTAGCTAAAGGTAAGTTGGAAATTCTTAGGTTTTTATTAACCCTTGAGGACACAACTAAAATCACTTTGGAACAATCTCAAGAAGATTAATTTTTTTTAAGACTCCAAATCTAATCACTTCATAACCCTACGGGGCGGAGACCACAAATGAGTATAGTAGTAGACACTGCACCTTCAGAGGCAGTACCAATAACAGACGTTCAAGAACAAGTAATTGAAGATACAACCCAAGACATTACTCAAGAAACACAGGCGGAAAAAACTCCACAACCTGAAGAGAACTTTAATCGAGAAGTTCAATCTAAAGTTCCTGAAAAGTATGCTGGGAAAACAACTGAAGATTTAATAGAGATGCATCAAAATTTTGAAAAAATGCAAGCTACGCAAAACACAGAGTTAGGCGAACAGCGAGCATTAATACAAACTTTACAAGATGCAAAAAAAGCAGCCGAAGCTATTTCACCACTAGAAGAACCAGTTAACTTTGAAGATGAATTTTATAGTGACCCTAAAAAGGCATTAAACAATGCTATAGAAAATCATCCAGAGCTAATTGAAGCAAGAAATGATCGAAAAATCCAGGCACAGAAACAACAAGTAAGTGTTTTAGAAAAAGCATACCCAGATTGGCAAGAAAAAGTAGCTGAAAAAGCTTTTCAAGATTGGGTAGGTGATTCAGAAATACGAACTGAAATGTTTAAAAAAGCAGATAGTGAGCATCGCTCCGACTACGCAATAGAACTCTTCGATATGTTCGATAAAGTCAACATGATTGACAAGACAAAAGAGGTTCAGAAGCAAGAAACGGATAAAAGAGATAAAGCACTAAAAGCAACAAGTTCTGAGACTCGCTCTTCTTCAGATTCTAGTTTAAGTGGCAAAAAAATATACCGCAGGGCAGATTTAATTAACTTGCAGATAACAAATCCTGACCGATACGCAGCGTTGTCAGATGAAATCCAGTCAGCGTATGCAGAAGGAAGGATCAAATAATAATACTTAAATAGGAGTAATAAAATGGCGTTAGGTACAAATAACACCACAGCAGCCGTTGCTGGTAACTTTATCCCAGAGTTATGGTCCGATGAAGTAATAGGTGCATACAAATCAAATTTAGTTGTTGCTAATGTAGTAACTAAATTATCCCATCAAGGGAAAAAAGGTAACACAATAAAAATACCTGTTCCAGCAAGAGGTGTTGCAACAGCAAAAGCAGCTAACTCACAAGTTACATTGAGTGCAGCTACTAACACTGTTGTAGATGTAGTTATTAACAAACACTTTGAATACTCAAAGTTAATTGAAGATATTGCAGAAGTACAGGCACTTGCATCAATGCGCAAGTTCTACACGGATGATGCAGGCTATGCGCTCAGTACACGAGTGGACACTGACCTAGTTACATTATGGGAAGAGTTTGCAAAAACAGGTGTAGGTGTTGTAGGTGGTACAGGTGCAGCAGTTTTTGAGAAAGCAGTAATTGGTAGTAACGGTACTACTCTTTATACTGGTAACTCATCTAACGCTGCTGATATTACTGATGCTGGAATCAGAGGCATGCTTTTACAACTTGATGATGCGGATGTTCCTATGGACAATCGTGTAATTGTAATGCCACCAATTGCCGCAAACGACTTGCTTGGAATCAACAGATT